TGACGAATCGAAGTTCACGGCCTTTGTCGGCGGCATCGGCAGCGGCAAAACTTTTGCAGGTGCGTTAAAGGTGCTCACCATGCCATCCAACAGCACCGGCATGGTATTGGCTCCAACATTCCCCATGCTCCGGACCGCTTCACTACGAGCGTTTTTGGAGATCGCACGACCTGCGGGGCTAATCGAATCGTTCAACAAAAGCGATTATGAAATGGTGCTCAAGGGCAACCGCACAATTTACTGGCGATCGGCTGACAACCCCGACCGACTCCGTGGTCCTAACTTGGGGTGGGTCTGGCTGGACGAGTCAGCGATGATGGACGAGGAAACATGGCTTATCGCGATCGGTCGATTAAGGCAATCACCCGGTCAAGCGTGGATGACCAGCACGCCCAGGGGGACGCGGCACTGGCTTTACGATCTCGTCAAAAAGGCTCACGTTTCCGTCACCACAGCGACCTCCGCAAGCAACCTGTTCAATCCTGACGACTTCGTTTCCAGCGTGTCGTCAATCGGCTCCGCGGACTGGCAACGGCAAGAACTTGGTGGCGAGTTCGTTGAACCGGGCGGGACTCTCTACAAACGGCACTGGTTCCAGTCGGTGGAGCAGCTGCCCGACGGTGAACGATTATCAGTTCGATCCTGGGACACTGCAGCCACCAGTGGTGGCGGCGATCATTCGGTGGGCTTGCGGATGCACAAGATTGACGGCAAGTATTATGTCGATTCCGTGATCCGTGGCCAGTGGGGACCTGACGAGCTGGACACGATCCAGCAGCAGACAGCCGAGACCGACGGGCAGGATGTGTCGATTATCTTGGAGCGCGAACCGGGATCGGCGGGCAAGCGAATTAACCAATATACCCGACTTGCTTTGTCTGATTACCACGTGGTCGAAGAGAGTCACACCGGCGGCAAGTATCAGCGGGCACTTCCATCGGCCAAGGAAGCGGCTCGCGGTGGGATCGTGCTGGTCAAGGGTAATTGGATCACCGCATTCCTCGACGAGATCGCTGACTTCAACGGCGAAAAAGATCAGGTAGATGACCAGGTGGACGGGCTTTCGCTGGCCTTCAATTACCTATTCAGGAAAGTGGGCGTATCGCTCTAATTCAAAAAGAGTTAAGATATGGGCTGATAATTACTTGATTCCGGCTTAGGACACCCGCCATGAACTACTTTGGACAGATGATTTCCGGCCTTACAAACGGCGTCAAAACGCTCTTCTCAGGGCGTGGTGGTGGTGGATCGGTCTACGCTCAACGTGCCAGGCAGATCCCGTCGGCACGATTCGACTGGATCTCCGAGGCCGGTGATTTCCGACAGAATCCGGTGGTCGCGCTGGGGCTGGACTGGATCACCCGCAACATCACCAGCGTACCCTTGAAACTCTATATCAAAACCAAGTTTGGCGAGGAAGTCGAACTGGAGGGCCACCCCGTTCTGGACATCCTCAAATGCCCCAATCCCATCTACTCCGGCCACGCCTTGATCAGTGCCATCGTAACCGACTTGATGACCAGCGGCACCGCCTTTGGGTACATCGCCAACACCAACGCCGGCAGTGTCGGTGAGCTGTACTGGATGGACGCCAGACAGATGGCACCGGACTTCCCGACCGATGGTTCCAGATGGTTGAACCAGTGGAAATATCTACCTGCTGGAACGGGCCGAATCGAAGTCTTTACGCCCGATCAAATGATCGTGTTCAAACGTGGAATCGACTCGTGGAACGACCGGCTTGGCTACACTCCACTGTTGGCGTGTTGTCGTGAAATCGCTCTCGTGAACATGCTTTCCGGCTACACCGGGGCCATCCTGAAGAATGCTGGAGTGACGAACATTGTGGTGACGCCGAGTGGTGAAAATGTGATCCAAGAGAAGCAGCGGGACCAACTTAGAACGACGATCATGGACAGCATCGGCATGGACAGCCAAGGCAAGCCGCTTGTTTTCTCGAGTCCGGTAAACGTCTCCAGCCTCGGAACCATGCCACGGGACATGATGCTGACGGATGTGGACATGCACGCGGTCGCACGCATCACGTCAGCAATGGGCCTGTCTCCCATGCTTCTGGGACTTCCTGACCCCGGCAAGACTTACAGCAATTATCGTGAGGCACAACGGGCCGCCTGGATCAACTCAATCGTGCCGTTTCAGGAGCTGATCCGGCAGACGCTGAACGAACGACTTTTAAGCATTTACGACCCGTCCGGTCGGTTGCAATTGAAATGGGATTACGCCAACGTCGAAGCACTGGCCGAGGATCAAAAGGCTCAGGCCGATCGCGCCGTGAACCTGTACAAAACCGGGTTAATCACGCGAAACGAAGGGCGTCGGATCGTCGCCTTGGAACCGACCGAAGATGGTGACAATTACTTCACGGACAACTCACCAGCAGGAGGCGCATTTGATGGCCAAAAGCAAATCCAGAATGCTGAGTCTGAAGCCTGATCCGGTCAAGGTAAAAGACGAGGAGCGAATATTCCAGTCGGTGTCCAAATTGCTCGCCGCGGTTTGGTGGCGATTGGAGCCGATCTACCGGATCAAGTTTGAGACCGCATCAGGTTACGACCGGAAACAGATGTCGAACCCGATGCGTGTCCACATCACCCACGACATCGCTGATCCGCTTTTGCAACAGTTCGTCGTAAACATCTTGGGTATCTTCGATGCGTCGGCACGGAAAGCACGAGTCAGGCTAGGTCAGCAGGATGTGGCCGACTGGGATATCCGCAATGTCTCGGTTTACGACCAAATCAAACGACACGAAATCCGGCTTGCGATGTCCACGATTGACGACATCCAAGCCAGCACCGCTGACGAGGCACAAAGGCTCATCAAGCAAATGCAGCAGGATCTGCTCGAAGGTCAAAAGGCAGGCGATACCCTCAAAGACAAGACCGATCGCCTGGCCAAATATTTCGGCGAAATGGCACGATGGAAGGCTCGCCGGATTGCCATCACCGAATCATCGCGTGGCCAGAATTACGGCTTTCTGGCTGGAACCGAGGACATGGACACGGTCGCCGGATATCGCTGGATGTTGTCCTCAGACGCCTGCGAACAGTGCCACCGGGTCGGGACCATCAACGGGCGTCCACGACTGGTGAAAAAGGGTCAACCGTTCGCGACTGGTCAAGCCAGCGAAGATTATTACGCCACCATCCAGTGCCCACCACTGCACCCCGGCTGCCGCTGTAGCGTGTCGGCAGTGATCGACGACGAGCAACCGACTAATTGGGATGACACGATCGCCGATTAGTGATACACTTGAACCGTTATTGATTACTTACCCCACTGAGGCCGCCGCCATGCTCAAAACTACCGAGATCACCGTCAAGGCCAGTCAAGGCGGTTTTGAAGGCTACGCCAGCACCTTTTACAGCCTTGACCGGGCTGGTGATGTGGTTATGCCAGGGTGTTATCAGGACTGCCTGAAAACGTTCTTGTCTGACAACTTCATTGGCGGATCAATGCACAATTGGTCAGCACCATTGGGTAAATATACAGACGCTTGGGAGGATTCCAAAGGGCTATTTGTCAAAGCGAAATTCAGCGACATCGCAGCTGCGAAAGAGATGCGGACGCTGATCAGTGACGGCGTCATCAAGATGCTCTCTGTGGGCATGGAACCGCTTAAGGTGTCCAATGTTACACCGACCGAGTTGAAAGCGATCTGGGACAAGGCTGGATACGCTCCTGACGAGGCCGACTTGAGACGGCTAAAGAACGCCAAGACAATTCGATTGATCGAAAAGGCTAATTTACTGGAGGTTTCGCCCGTGACAGTTCCCGCCAATAGCAACGCCAGAATTATGGCATTTAAAAGCTGGGACGCTTGCCCACCAGCATTCAAGAACTTTGTCAATCGTGCCCTACAGTCGGCACGCCAGATGGTCGGGACCGACCTGAAAGCCGGTCGCGTGTTGTCTGGTAAAAACGAGTTGAAACTAAAGGCGATGTTGGAGGTCTTGGCGAGTGTCACGGAAGAGATTGAAAACCTCCTGAATCTGGTCAGTCAGTCACCGATGGATGCGACCGAAGAGGCTGAAGAAGAAGTGGAAGACGTACCGGAAAAGAAGTCGCACGAGGTGGGCGTGATTGAGGCGCAACGTCTGGCACTCTTGATGGAAATGGTGTGAATCATGGCCGCAGGATCATATCAGATCGTTGACATCGAACAGGGTGCTGACTGGAATTTGTATTTGATATTTCAGGAGGCGAACGGCACGGCCACGAACCTGACCGGATGCTCGCTGAAAATGAAGATCAAGACCGATTACACCGCAAACAACGGAACTCTTGTCGCCAATCTGACAACCCCATCCGGCGGCATTTCGATCACATCTCTGGTCGGTGGACTGGCAACGGCTACGATGGCCGCTGCATTCACCGCCAATCTGACGGCTGGAAACTACCTGTACGACCTAAAATTGATATCGCCCACAGGCTTGATTGACCGTGAATTTCAGGGCGGTGCCGTGGTCTTGCCGGGGGTAACGGACTGACATGGCACAATCAATTATCATCCGCAAATCGGCTGGCAACACGCTCGTGATACGGGCGTCAAATAGCTTTACCACGCTCGGTGGTGTGTCCACGCCCGCGACGACCACCACGATCGGCGGCGTGATCGTCGGGGCTAATCTGTCGATCACTGGAAACGGCGTGCTTTCGGCTAACGGCACGAGCAATTTGCCCTGGGCGAATATCACGGGCAAACCAGCATTTGCAACCGTGGCTACCAGTGGACTTTATAGCGACCTGACTGGCACGCCTAATCTGGGTGTCTATCTGACGGTTGCAAATGCAGCGACAACCTACTTGCCATCGGCCAATTTTAGTTTTGCCAATATCACGGGCAAACCGTCCACACTCGGCGGCTATAATATCACGGATGCTTACCCGCTTTCGGGCAATCCTTCCGGCTTTCTAGTAGCATCGAGCCTAACACCTTACGCGCTCACGTCCAGCCTGTCGGCCTATGCCCCTCTTGCCAGTCCAACGCTCACAGGCGTTCCATTGGCTCCAACGGCCACGGCTGGAATATCGACCACGCAAATCGCAACCACTGCGTTTGTGACGGGCGGGATCAGCACACTTTCAAATACGGTTGCAGCAACTTACCTCACAGCCGCTGACGCCAATAATGCGTTTGTCGCCAAAACGATCTCTGTCATAGCCGGTACAGGCTTAACGGGTGGCGGTGCGCTTAATGTGTGTCGCACGCTGTCGCTTGCAAATACGGCTGTAACGGCTGGTATCTACGGATCGTCCACGCTGGTGCCAGTCATCACGGTGGACGCACAAGGCCGGATCATCTTGGCTAGCACGGTGGCCGTCTCCGGTGGAGGCGGCGGGGTCACATCGGTGACGGGCGGCACGGGGATCACGGTCACAGGCACGACCACACCGTCAGTTGCAATTGATTCGGCTGTTGTTGCCACTCTGACGGGTACGCAGACGCTGACAAACAAGTCGATTCCCGGCGCGATCATATCCGGTGCATGTCTAACATCAGTGGTCGATTGCAACTCCGCTCCGATCCGTGGTGGAGGAGTGCAAAAGTACGCACTTTCAAGCCAATCAACTTACACAGTCATTGAATCATTCTGCGGTGGCGTGATTGATTACGTTGGCTCTTTGGCGATCACGATCACGATCCCGTCACTTTCGAGTGGCTGGAATTGCACATTCGTTCAGTCTGGAACAGGGCAGATTACGCTTGTCGGTGGCTCTGGAATCACACTTGTGGCCCGAAACGGATTCAAATCAGCGGGCCAATATGCGGTAGTTGGCGTGGTCACTACGACTACAACCGGGACTCTGGTCGTCACGGGAGATACCATCGTATGATATTTCTCCCGTCGGCTAAATTCCTCTATAAGCCAAAAACGGTGGCCCCGTGGACACCGTTGTTACTGCCGCTTTACGGCTGGTACAAGGCGGATGTCGGAACGGGCGTATCCACTGACGGGGCAGCCGTTTCAGCGTGGCAAGACCAGTCTGGCAACGGGAGGCACCTGTCGCAGCCCACCACGGCAAACAGGATGACATTTCGCACGTCTGCAAACGGGATTGGCGGGCTTCCGGCATTGCAATCGGCCGCAACAACAACTACGGTACCTGCGCAATTCTTCTCGGAGGCGGGGTTTGCTGGGAATAGTGGATTCTCTTTTTACATCGTTATGACGCAAGACGCTTACAGCGCGAACTCGCAATACTCGGGCGGTTTCAGTGTCGGTGTCACTGGTGGGGTAAATGGTATTCACCACTTCTGCAATCACCCCAGCCGATTGGGCGAAGTTTTAATTCGGTACGATAATCTTGGCGATCCTAGATTAAGCGCCTACACGAGGAATCCCGTTGTTATAAAGGTTTCGAGAAGCGCAAGCGTTAGTGGTTACAAGTGGAAATCGACCTACGACTCTTTAGGGACTCCATCTTTAACGACTACGTTACCACTTCTTTCAGGGTTTGCCGTCGGCAAGAATTACATCGGCTCCGTTGGCTCCAAAATCGCCGAGGTCATCGTCTGCAACCGCGAACTGACAACCGGTTTCGTTGGCAGCGAAGAAGACAAGTTAAACACCTACCTACGATCCCGTTACGGCTTCGACCTAAACTACGGAGTCGATCTTCCCGTCACCGGCGCAGCCCTCTGGCTCGACGCCAGCCGTGGCGACACGCTGTACACCGACAACTTACTGACCACAGCAGCCACAACCGACAATGGGCCAGTGGGTGGCTGGAAGGATCTGAGCGGCAACAATCGGCACGCTTTGCAAACCTTCACGAATCGACCGACTTGGCGAACGCCAATCAACGGACTTAATGGGCTGGGGGCGATGAGCTTCAACGGGGTAAGCCAGTGGTTGGACATTGCGAGTTTTCCATCTTTGGCAAGCGGGTACACGTTTTATGCGGTACTCAGGGCAAATGGGTCGAGCGTCCCGTTCAGCACAGCTAATGCCGGGACGGCAGCTTCAACCGCCGTTATTAATGTCAACACATCAAATGTGGGTCTTAGTCAGTGGGGCGCGTTAGTGTCTGGGGCTGCCACAACGGGATTAGTTGCAGGTTTTATCGGTAATTACGACGGCTCGCATACGACTGGAAATTTCTTTGTCCGAACCTCACAAAGCACAGCTAATACAACCGGGACGATGACGCAAAACGCCGGCACACCAGCAGCAGGCACAGCGGCTGTGGGAAGAGCGACAAATGGGACTCTCTACTTCAACTCGCAAATCTACGAGCTGGTCGTCCTGCCACGTCAGTCAACCACGACTGAAGATCAAGCCTGGAAGACCTACACAGCCGCGAAATGGGGGATCACCTGGTCATGACTCAGATCCCTCTCCGCATCTATTTCGCCGTGCTGCCAACCAATCGCCAAACATTCGCCGACTGCCTCTCAGGCAACCTCTCAGAAGCGTCAATCCGGCTCAAAGAAGTTGCGACTGGCGACGAGTGGTGGGGTTCAAACGGTGGACTCTATTACCAATCTCCGAATGAGATCAACCGGACATGCTTAAATCAGGCTCTGGCGTGGTTTTTGGCGATCGGATTCCAAGCGGATTCCGGCCAATTCGACGACAACGGCGAACCGATCACGATTGCATTTCCGGACGGAATCATAGTTGATGGCAACGCACCAATCACGGTGCCAGGCAGTCCAGATCCCGGCTTTGATGCGTTTATCGCAGCTTGCGGATTGGAATTGTGGGCAGACACTCCAGCACCACCAAACGGGAACGGCACATGATCACCCTGCTCGCAACCATCCTACTCACGTTCGCACCACCCTTTGAAGCCAAAGTAATCGCCGTTTACGATGGTGACACGATCACCGTGCGAACCGACGAAACAATTAAGATCAGGCTGGACGGCATCGACGCACCAGAATTAAAACAACCGTTCGGACAGGCCTCAAAACAAGCCATGTCGGGCTTGGTGTTCGGCCAAACAGTCACGGTCAAGCCAGACAAAAAAGACCGCTACGGGCGACTGCTCGCACGAGTTGAAATCGGCGGTAAAGATGCCAGTCTGACGATGGTCGAATTGGGCATGGCCCATTGGTACGAGCAGTACGCCAAACGCGACAGCCAATTACAATCCGCTCAGACACAGGCCAAGACAGCCAGACGGGGCTTGTGGTCAGATCCCAATGTGCAACCACCTTGGGAGTTTCGCAAGAGACCGCAAACGAAAGGTGAAAAAAAGTGATCAAGGATATTTTGGGTCAAGTCAACTACGACCAAGCACGCACAACGATCATCCGTGCTGCTTTTGTGGGAGCTATCACAGCCGTGGGCGTGATCCAAGCGGATCTGCCTAAGATTGTAGATACCATCGCACCGCTCGGAATTGCAATCACATTTGCAATTGCTCAACTTGCCCGGTACCTCGCATCAGGCGATAAACTCCCACCCTCGCTGAGCTAACACCAATGCAACCGACTGATATTCCGGCTACCGCTGATTATTCAATTCTCACAATCCCCATCTGGTTCGTATATTCCGGTTGGACGATTGCAGAAGTTGCAAATCAACCGGAGGAATCAGTTGTGATTGCATTCATCCGATCCATCCCAGCACTGCTGGCGACAGCGGCGGGAGTGATACAGGCGATCTATTCGATACGCTTGAAACGTGAAAAAATGGTCATCGAACGGGAATTGAAACTCAAGGAACTTGAGCGACGGTTTCCCGATCCAGATTGACTCGTGATGTTCCCGAAATCTGTTTCGGGAACATCCCTCATTACCCTTTAATACAAGGCTCCCACCATGCTCGCTGAAATCATTTTCATCACTGCTCAATCATGCCAGAACGGTCAGTGTCCACCTACCGTGCAATCCTCGGTGACTGCCACCACAGTGACCGTCATCAATGGGCCACCAGCATGGCTGGCATTTTACGGGCACAAGCAAAAGACCTACGGGCGAGAGTACGCAAGACGCTTGCTCCGCCCCATCACAACCTGCTGCGGCGGGAAATGCAAATGACACCAACCGCATCAGCCGATGAGCGAAATAAAATGGGCTTCCCCGTGATCCCATTTGCGATCCTGTGGCCCCTGATCAGGCTGGTAGCCGTGCCGCTGATCCAGTCAGTGTTGCCCGCCCTGCTTCGCAAGATTGCTGACACTCTCGATTCTGGTGAGCCGGGCACGATCTCCGCCGATGAGTTGGTCGAGTTGGTGGAAGGGCAGAAAATGCAAATGCACGCCGTTTACAAGGGGGAATGATGCTCAAATCACTGGCACTATTACTGTTTGCCGTGCCGGTGATGGCAGACACGGGGCAGGCAACATCCCTGCCCGCGATGTCAGAGGCATCGTGGATCTTTGTCGACGGTGGCAACACCTACCTGATCGGCAAACAATCCGGCTCCGTATTGATCCTGCGGTCTGGTGACGAGCCACGACCACAACCACGACCGATCCCGATCCCGATCCCTGACACGCTCACGGGCGTCAAGTGGCTATCTGTGATCGTTGACACGGATAACCCCGATCAGGCGGCGTGGCGGACTGATTCCGCCCTCAGATCAGAGGTCGAACGCAAGGCGATAAACTACCGATCGTATCTCTCGACTGAAGCCGACATTGACACGCTTGGATTCCGGGCATCATTACAATCGACCGGCACGCCTTGCGTGATATTGCAGGACGCATCTGGCAAGCTGGTCAAGACAATCCGACCCGCCAATCTTGCCGACATCATGGCGATTTTGGAGGCGATCAAATGAGCATCCCCGAACTATTCCCCTGCTTCGGCAGCGATTGGCGTGGCATGGGCAACCGCCCACCGTCCATCAGCCTAAAGCTCGGTTCGCAGCCACTTCCCGCCATCCCACCGAGTGAGTGGGTGGAATTCGACCTGACTACATCGCCAAACTTCCCAATAAAAATCAAAGATCAAGGCCAGTTCGGCGCCTGCAACGGACACGCCGCAGCCACATCACTGGAAGTGGCTCGCTGGATTGCCGGTCAGCCACACATCGAGCTATCACCCTGGCTGATCTATGCCGACCTGTGCCGTGGCTGGGACACCGGGTCAAGCATTGCGGAGGCGTTGCAACTACTTGCTAAGACGGGCACTTGCGAGACTTCGCTGGTTCCATTCGGCACGATCAGCCCATCCTCAGTCAAGCAACAGGCACGCAATGATTGCAAGCGTTTCAAGATTGAAATCGGTACGGCGCTCTTAACTTGGGACGATTTGTGCGTTGCAACTCAACTACGAAGACCGTTCAATTTCAGCGTTCCAGTCAACAGTGGTTTCAACGCTTTGGACGCCAACGGTTGCCCATCCAACAGGTCAGGCTCGCACAATCACGCTGTGATGGGCGGTTTGGGAATGCGGAAAGCTAGCGATGGGCAATGGCTAATCAGGTGGCAGAATAGTTGGGGCACGCGATGGGGTCAAAATGGTCGTGCCTGGCTGTGCGAAAAAAACATCGAAGGCTGGGGCTTTGATGCCTACAGCGTCTCTGCAATTGCAACGATTGCACCCGAAACGGCACCTGCACTTGCGTCTTGACCAGATTTAGTGATAATGTAGTTACATGATTATCTGTGGCCGTTACGGGCAGGCCGCAGACTTAACTTAGCCCGGCGAAAAGGTATACCGACCATGCTTAATTCCGAGATTG